GCAAGAAAATCAACATTAAAGCAACAGCCGCCGCGTCAATCGATGTATCGGCTACCGCTTCGGTCGATTCCAATGTCGGAACACCGAGCGTGACAGTAACAAAAAGCGGTACTTCGGCGAACCCGTCATTCGACTTTGCCTTTAAGAATCTTAAAGGAGAGCAAGGCGTTCAAGGCATACAAGGTGTAAGCGTTGTCGGCGCGACACTCACTGAAATAAAATAAAAGGAGGAGTTATGGCAGATAATGTTTATAATCTAAAATTTACGCTATCGAACGGCGATGTTATTGACGCGGGGCAAATCACCGCGCCGCAAGGTCCGAAAGGCGACAAGGGAGACAGTGCAACAATCGACGCTAATACTCTTAATGGACTTCTTTCAGGCAGTAACGGCATTGCGATTGCTAAAAACGCCGCGGGAGATAAGGTAGAGGCTAAACTTGCAATTCCAGAGACCGGTCCTATAACTTTGGCGAGTACACATGTTCCAAGACCTGCTATATTGATAAATGTAGAGCAAGGTGGACCGCCGCATGCTGGTGGAATAAGTTGTTCAAGAGAAGTAGGCGGTGAAACAACGTATGTCGGTCCAGCTGGTATAATGATTGATGACGGTGCATATGTATTAAGCATAAATAATACTAATGACTCGTTTATTGCATATACAGATATCCACGGTATGCCGCTTGGAGATGTACTTATGGGCGGTGGTCCTAAGGGCAACGTAAAAACCCTCTTCGGCAATCAGTCGATTTACGGCAGCGGCAATATTGACTTGTATAAGCATAACGTCATAATCTCGCAAGGCTCAACTGAAAGCGATAGAATGTGCGTTTATTGCCAAATACTATCGTCTAACAATCTCAATATCAATTCGCTTACGAATTTTCAAACGATTGTAAAAGACGCTAACGAGTTTATCCCCGCGACGGGCAAACTAAAACTTTACAACGGCGACGCGGGAAGTATAATCGGTGGAGTATGTAAAGCAGGCGCGATTGAGTATAATATTCGTGGGAAATATACAAACAATATCGATTTTTCTTCGGGTTGGGGAACTATAAACTCAGTCGGTGGTTTAACTTTTTATGACACAGTAACAACAGTTTAGAATTAAAAGGAGAATAAAATTATGGGACTTTACAAAAAGAATTATGAAGTAAAAGATTTGGGAATTACTTTGCCAGAGGCATTCGCCATCGTTCGTAAAATCGATAGACAGGGCGACAATGGAATGGCAGAATTGTGGGTTCACAGTTCGCGTGAGAACGCAAAAACTTTGCAGTTCCTCGAAAGAAAACTCGTTCCGTTCAAATGTAACGACAGAGATAATCCATACGAGGCGGCGTACACCGCGGCGGTTACGCCCGAAGAGCGCACTCGTTATGTTCCCGAAAAAATCATTAAGAAGATAATGGTCGACGGGAAAGAAAAAGAAGTCGAAGAAACTACCTCGAAAGAAGAAAAGTATATGTTTGCATATTTCGACGGGTGGGGGAGAGACTAATGAGTACCGAAGGAATGTTTCTTATGTGTCTCATTATTGGAGTCGCAATTCTCGCGACGGTTGCGGTTGTAATTCTTGCGTTTCTTCTTTACAACACTCGTGATATGGTAGAAGCGTTAAAGAAAGACATTGACGCATTAAAAAATAAATTTTAGGAGGTTAAAAAATGCTATACAATATCGAGAAAAAGAAAATCAAAACAGCAACGACTTGCATTGACTGCCCGCACCTCGATAAAGTCTTGCACCGTTGTGAGGGTCTTAACAAATGCTGTTTCGAGTACGACCCGAAAACAAAAACGATTATCGACGGCATAACAAAACTTCCGATAAAGGTAGGTGAGGAATAATGGACATCCAAACTCAATGGGAACTCGCGAAAGCGACCGAGTTCAATGAAAAAGCCGAGGCGCAAGCGGTTTACGACTACACCGAAATGATGAAGTTCATCGACCTCGCGCCGATTATGCCCGACGAAAAAGAAGAGTTAAAAGCGGTGATTGCGGAAATCATCGCCGACGAACTCAATCATCAAGAAAAGTTGCGGCAACTTTATATAAGACTTACGGCAATTATGCCGAATAAAGATTAAAAGGAGACCTAAAATGAACGAAATACTTAATCAGATTTGGGGATATGTACTCCCCATAGGTGGGGGCGTGACCCTCGGCGCGTTGATAATCGCAATCCTCGTACCTACGATAAAGGGCGTTATCAACAAGGCGGTGTCGAAAGTCGATATTGCAAAAATCGAACAAGCGGCAGTAGACAAGGGGCTTGACAAGATAAAAACTGTATCTTTCAAACAGTCTATTCAGCCCATTGTAGAAAGCGAACTGCGCAAAGTCTCGGAAGAGGCAAACCGCCGTATCGATAGTAAGATTGACGAAATGAATACTAACTACACAAAACTCGTCAATATCCTCGCGAAACTCGCGGCTTATTTTGATAACAGCATAGCCGTGACGGACGCAGCGAAAAAGGAACTCTACAATGCCATTGCAGACGCGCAAAAAGACGGCAAAATCGAACAAACGATTTCGGTAGAGGAATTTATCGCCGACACGCCTCCCGCCGCAGAAACGCCCGTTTTTGAAAGCGAGAACGGCGACGGCTATATAACGGTCGAGAGGTGAGTTATGAGTAACAAAGTTAAGTATATCATTTATTCGTTACTTGACTTTGGCTTGACTTTCGGCGGCACGGCGGCGGTTATCGTTTGTAACTTTATCAGCGAGGACAATTCCACGGGCTACAAACTCGGCTTTGGCGGGGTTGTCCTCTTCGTCGCTTTGCTACTCACGGCGAAGTATATGTTTGAGAAGTCGTATCGGCGCAAACTCGATACTTACTTGCAGCAACTTGCCGCCGCGACCGACGCGGAAGTGAAAGTCTCTCTCAATACGAAGATAGAAGAACTCAAAGTCAAAAATAATATCTACGAGCGAATGATGTGTCTTTTGCCGTTCGCTATCGTCTATATCGTAACTTGGCTGGGCGAAGTCGCGCTATCGAGTCTCAATTCGACGACCGGGCTTATTCTTGCCTCTATGGGCGCGGGCAGTGTGTTCAATATCATTAAGAAACCACTCGGGGACAAAGTAAGCCTTGACAAGATAACGGCGAAAGCAAAAAAAAGGGAGTAGTTTATGGGAATTAAGCAAACGGGCGAGCGTATCCGCGCAATTCGTTTCCGGACTTGGGTAATTACCGCAGTTCAGGTGATTGCGCTTGTGTTATTGCTATTCGTTGTGCTCGGTTGGAAAGAGTTCAGTCTTATTGACTTTATTCTTTTGTCGGTCATCCAAATTATCACGCATTTATCGTACTTCCCCGACGGTGAGAATTTCGGCTCGAAAGACCCACTGTTAGTGAAAAACCGAGTGTCGTACAATGACAAGGCGAACGAAATCAACAAGAACCGCGAGACGAAACTACTCCGTGAATATTGCGAAGTTGAGTTTGAAGAGCGCAAAAAACGCTATATACAGAATGAGTGCGGCGCAATCGGCATAACAATAGATGAGTACGGCTATCTTAAAAACAAAACGAAAGCGGAAATTAAGAAACTAAAATCGGTCGAGTACGACGGTCGGCTTGTATTCCTGACAAAGCCCCGCAGACACAGACTTATTAAACTGCTGTTCAAAAAACTGCCGATTGAGAAAAATAACGTCGAAACGGTTATGTCGGCAGTGGAAAACGACGGTTTCCGTTCCATTCACGACAATTCTACGCGATACAAGGTCGTCAATTATCTTATGAAGTTCACGAAAGTCATCGTGTGGGGCGGTTTCCTCGCTCTTATCGGTTATTCGGCTCGCGACGGTATCACTATCGAAACAATCGTTCGTATGGTAATGTATCTCTCGTCGATGATTATCACCGCCATTACTTCATTCAGCGCGGGCGAAATCGGACAAAAAACCTACAAAAATCAATTCTATGTAGACCTTTGCAACTTTATTGACGGGTTTAATGAGTGGAAAACGCTTGACAATCCCGAAAAGAAATGCTAAACTGTTATCGTTGTTTCTTCATAGTTCTAAAACACCCGTTGCGGACATTGCGTTCGTTTCGGGTGTTTTAGTTTTAGTTAGCAACGGCTTACCAAAAGTGATAAAAAATGCTTGACAACAACAATACAATGTGATATACTTGGGGTACAAACTGAAAAGGAGGTGCGAATATGTCGGTTTTTAAGTACTTGATTTACAAAATTGCGGACGGTTGTTGCGCCGAGAGCGAAATACAATTCGCGTATGACTACGGCGCAATCACCGAGGAAGAGCGGCGCAAACTGTTTAACCTCGATAGTAATTTGTATTTCGGCTACTACAAAAGGGAAACGCTGCGCGAGAAACTCAATGATTTACTTGACAGTGAAGAGTTTGACGACGAGACGGCGTTTCGCGAGCAAGAATGGGTCTAATTTTAACGAAAGGCGCAAGGCGGTATAAATTCTCATTTATAACCGCTCGCCGGAAATAGGTGCATTTATGAGCGTTATTCAAAGAGTGATGTTTGGAACGGAAGAAGAGGTGCTTGCAGAGTTCTATCGGTTGCGTGCCGAACTCCGCGAGCCGTGGTTGGAACGGGCGACGATTTCGTGGCAGCAATCACCGTATGACAAGAACGAAGTCGTGGCGAATATGGAATTTATTATAGGAGGTACAAGAAATGACTTGTAGAAAGAAAATTGTTTGTTTGGTAATGGCAGTGGTGAGCGTTTTTGCGCTGATAGGTTGCGGGAAACAGGGCGTAAGTGCCGAGGGAAATAAAGACCCGCAGTGGGTTTTTTCCGAGCCTGAATACGGAGTTTCAAACAATATCGTAATCGGAAACTTTGCACAGAACGAACGAGATTATCGGGTGTTTGTGGTTATCCACGGTTGGGTTTGGTTGAAACAGATAGACGAGCACAATTTTATAGTCGTAAGGATAACAAAAGAACAAGAGAAGGTCGAATATATCAAAATACGAGTGGGAGACGGTAGCTTTGTTATGTTTATGCCGAATGTAAACCCTCTTTATTACGAAAACCCCGACCGTGTGAGCATTTATACTACGAGTAGCTTTTATGAATAAGAAAATTCTAAACGATATTTGCGGCGAAATTCAGCAAGCAATCGGCGAAAGTCCGATGAAATACAAGGTCGTATACGACGAGCGGTTGCAAGCGTATAAAGTCACGGAACAGGGCAATGAGGATAGCGTGAGTTTCTTTTTCTCGTATGAGAAAGCAATCAAATTCATTGCCGTTCAGGTGCTTAAAAACGCCGCGTTTAAGGTCGACTTGTCGAGGTGAATTGTTATGCAGATAAGTTTCTTTGACGGAGATAAACCTTTTAAGTTCACAAAGCCTATTCGGCTTATAACGCTGTTCAGCGGGTATGACAGCCAGACACTTGCACTTAAATACCTCGGCGTGCCGTTCGAGCATTATCATACTTGCGAATGGGCAATACCGTCGATACAAGCGTTAAAAGACTTGCATTTCGACTACGATAACGGTGATTATTCGGCGGGGCTTTCCAAAACCGACTTAGTTGATATACTTCATCGCAAAGGAGTTTCCGCCGATTATAATCAACCACTAACAAAAGAACAGTTGAACCGGTACGGCGAAATAAAATTAAGGACAATCTTCAATAACATTGTTGCAACCCGAAACCTTGTTTCAATTTGCAATGTCAGTGGCAATGACTTAGAAATCGTAGACACGGACAAATACGAGTATATTATGACATATTCATTCCCGTGCCAAGACTTGTCCGCGGCGGGCTTGGGCAAAGGAATGGAGCGCGGGAGCGGTACAAGGTCGGGGTTGCTTTGGGAAGTCGAGCGACTGCTTAAAGAGACAAACGAGTTGCCGCAAGTCCTTTTAATGGAGAACGTCAAACAAGTTATCGGGCAGAAGAATATCGGTGCGTTTGCCGACTGGGTAGCGTTTCTCGATAAACTCGGCTATCACTCGAAATGGAAAGTTATAAACGCAACCGAGTTTGGGATACCGCAGAACCGCGAACGTTGCTTTATGGTAAGCGTTTTGGGCAATCACTACTACGAGTTTCCAAAAGTAATCGGCAACAAGTTACAACTAAAAGACGTACTCGAAAAAAGCGTCGCCGAACGGTACTACCTAAGCGAAAAAATTGTTGAAACCTATTACAAAAGGAACATTCTCAACGCACAAAAGGGAAACGGTTTCAGATTTGAACCTACCGAGGGGGAGAACATTGCCAACTCTGTACTTACAAGAAATGGTAGTCGCCCCTGCGATAATTATATTATTCAACGATTTCACGGTTTTAATAAAGGCGGTAAGAAAAACGACTGCCCGGCGATTACGACGAGCGCATTTGAACAAAACAATATGATTGTAGAGGTATATCATAAAGAGCAAGATAAAGAGGTTATAGTTTTTGATGACTATAACAATTGTGTAAAATCCGACCAAAGTACCGTCGGTACTTTGACACGGAATTGCGGAAACGACGCAATACGAAATGGCGTAAAAATTGTAGAAAAAAAAGAATGTTATTATCGGGTACGAAAACTTACGGAACGCGAATGTGGCAGGCTTATGGGCGTTAAAGACGACGACACATCCAAAATCGGCAAGAATTTAAGCCGTTCGGCACAATATCATTGTTTTGGCGATAGCATAGTAACAACTTGTTTAATGGCGATATTCGGGCAAATGACGGATATTGACTATGCGGACAAAATCGAGGAAACAGTAAAAGAAATTTGCAAGGAGAGGTAAAAATGAAAAAGATAATCATTCATAGTCACTTGCCAAAATACGAGGACGCGGTATATTACGCTTACCGCTGTTTGAACACGAGCAAGGAAGAAATGGAAGAGGGAAAGTCAATAATCGCGTTTACGGTGAATATGGAACGCCGAATATGCGTAACGACGGTTAAGAACAAAGACAGCATACGATTTATTGTTTGGGAGGACAAAATCTAATGGACAAGGAACAGCAGAAAGACAAAATCATTGATATTGTCAAAAAGGTGATAGACGATAATATAATCGCCGGAAGCGGTGAGTACGATATTATTGCGCTTGATTGTAACGACGTAGACAATATTGCAGACGAAGTCGCTGAAAATGTTTACAATTTTTATCATTCTATTGGTTGACTTTTTTGGGGAGTACACTAAATGAAAATTAAGATTAACGACAAAGAAGTGTTAAAGGCAATCGCGGAGTTGTGCTATGACGAACTGTGCGTGACATTCACAAACGGAATATCCCTGAACAGTTTGCTTTACAACCTCATCGAGGAAAAAGTTGCGAAACTCATTGAGGAAAACAAGGACGTTATTATTGACCGCGCCGCGAATATGATTGCGGACAGCGCGTCTTTGAAAAAAGCGTTGGATATGATAGCCGTCGAGTTGAATATGAAAGAGGAATAAAGATATGGACGAGAAAAAGTATCAGGCGTATTTTTATCCGCGCCCGGGCAAGCCGTGGATAAAGCCCCGCTACCGTTACGACATTGAAGAATACGAGTTTTGGGTCTACGGAGCAAAAGGGCGGCTTGTCTCGGTCGAGGAAAGTATGCACGACGCGGAGAAAAAATGCGAGGAGTTAGAGAAAAACGCTTGACAATCCCCGCGAAATAGTGTAAAATGGTGGTGTAAATGGAGGTCAGACATTTACAACCCTAACTAAACATTGCTTATACTACCCTGCGGCGAAAGGTGCTGACCTCACTGAGTAACCGTGGGGTTTTATATTTTTCATCGAAAGAAGAGATAAATATGGAGCGAGAAAAAAGAATGGTGAGTAAAACGGTTACAGATACCGATAAGTTTTTGGATATGCCGTTATCCGCGCAATCACTTTACTTCCACTTGATAATGAGGGCGGACGATGAGGGGTTTGTAAGTAATCCTAAAAAGGTATGTCGATTACTGAATAATAGCAATGCTGATATGTGGTGGTTGCAAACGAAGGGTTTTATAATTACGTTCAATAGCGACGTTGTGGCGATTCGTCACTGGAAAGTTCACAATCGTTTAAGTAAAATCGTGCCGACCGAATGGAAAGAAGAACGGAAATGTTTAGAGGTCGATAAATTCGGTGTTTATCACAAAGCGGGAGAAGAAAAATGGCAAAACGCGTAGATTATCGCAAATTCTATGCACAGTACTACGGAATTAAAGTCCCCGAAGATTTTGATATACATCATATTGATTTCGATAGGTCTAACAATGACCCCTCAAACCTGCTTATGCTTCCGAAGAATTTGCATAAAAGGTATCATTATATTTTAACCGCATTTAATTGCTATACGAGCAATAAAAAAGGTACAATAAATTTAGGGTTTAATGATATAGGCTCAACGAAAGTCAAGATACTCAAACATTTATACCCGACAATTAAAGAATGTTATAAGTGGCAAGAATATCGCGAACGATTACATTTAAGGAGAATACAAAATGAAATTCACGATTGAGGGATTTAATCAAGAATACGCGATGACCCTTACAAAGGAAGTCGAACAACGAGGTAAAATCATAGTTAAGCGTATTGATTGTATAGACCTCGTAATTCTTCGGTGGTTAGTCGATTTTTACCCCCGAATGAACACAATGGATATTGACGGCGTTCGCTATGTAAGAGTGTCATTTCGTAAAGTAAAAGAGGATTTACCATTGCTTGACCTTTCAAAACGCGCCTTTTCGGATAGGTTGCAAAAACTTGTAGAGTTCGACATTTTGAAATATAAGTTTATAAAAGACGGCGGCACATTTTCGTTGTTTGCTTTCGGGGAGAACTATCCTAACCTTGTGCGTTCAAACAACAACGGGGTATGCGTTCAAACAGCAGAGGGTGTGCGTTCAAACAACTACGGGTATGCGTTTGAACAACAACGGGGTATGCGTTTGAACAACAACGGGGTATGCGTTCAAACAACTACCAAAGATAAATCTATTATAGATACTTCTATTATAAATGAATCTATTATAGATACTTCTATTGAAGATACTCAACGTGCGTGCGCACGCGAAGAGAGTGACGAAGAAGAAACTTTGCCCGAATTTGAAAATCCTCTTTATAAGCAAATCGCTAAACTTTATAACGGAACTTGCACCTCTCTGCCGAAAGTAACGACGATTTCGTCGGCAAGGGAGCGTGTCATAAAAACAAGGCTTAAAGAGTTTACTGTAAAGCAATTCCAAACGCTTTTCAGAAAGGCGCAAGCGAGTAAGTTCCTAACGGGCAAGAACAAAAATAACTGGCGGGCAAACTTCGACTGGCTGATGAACGCGACGAACTTCGCAAAAGTGCTTGACGGCAACTACGACGACTATGTAGCCCCGCACGACGGAATGAGCGGCAAACCCGAGGACGACTTACCGTTTTAAGAAAAATTAAAAAAAGGAGATAGATATTATGGGTAGTGTAGGATTGTTTGTTTTAGGTTTAGTATTCGGCGTTGTGGTTATGTTTATTGGGGTTGTAGTTGTAACCGCAACTGACCATCAATGGATTCCCCTTATTTCATCGGCTATTTGTGGATTGATAGTTGCGGGTGTTTGTATATTAGTTTCGCGTCATAGTTTAAAAGTTCAAGTAGAAGAATTTAATACCGCAAAAACAGTTTATGAAGAGGCATTGGCGAACGACGATTTATCGGGGTTGGAGCGTATTGAGATTGTCGAAAAAATCGTCGAGGAAAACAAGTGGCTTGCAAAAACAAAGTACAACGTGAAACAATGGTATTGTTGGTTTTTGCCCGATGAAATAGTGGACGGTGTGGAAGAAATTGAGGTGAGTAAGAAATGACGGATATTGACTATAAGGAAAACAACGGGAGCGGGTCGATACGGCGCGCGTTACCCGAAATAAAAGTCGAACTCCCGCACGACATCTTTGCGCCGCGCGAGGACGAGTACGTCGGCAAGGACGGCGAACTGCATTGCAGTTATTGCAAGGGGTTGCGCACGCAAACCTACAACGGAAAGCGTATGCGGTGTATTTGCCACTGTCAGGAATGGAAACGCGATATGCGGGAACTTGAACGCAACGACAAGGCGAAGTACGATTCAATACAGCAGATTATCAAGGCTTCGCTCGTCGCTACCGAGTATCAGACAGCGAGTTTTGAGACGACCGACACGGGGCGCAGTGAGAGTTTCGACAAGGCTTTTGACCTTTGCAAGCGGTATTGCGAGAGCCTCGACCTCGTAATAAAGCACGGACAGGGCTTGTATCTGTACGGCTCACTCGGTTGCGGGAAAACGCACCTCGCCGCGTGTATGGCGAACGCGATTATTAAGCAGTGTAAGACGGTGCTTTTCACTAACTTCTTCAAGATAATGTCGCTCGTCCGGGAGAAAAAGATGAAAGGCGGAAAAGAGAGTGACGTGCTTGATAGGCTCACCGTCGTGGACTTCCTCTTTATCGACGACCTCGGCGCGGAGCGGGTTTCGGCGAATGGCGAGGAAACTTGGGTGCAAGAATACATATTCAATATCCTGAACGACCGCCTCTCAAACCGTATGCCGACGATATTCACGAGCAATTACGGGCTGAAAGAGTTGCGCGACGAAAAGGGGTTGCAACCGCGAATTTGCGACCGTATCGCACGAATGGTTAGTTGGGCGAATGTGAAAATCGAAGCACCGAATTACCGGCGCGAGCAAGTTCAAAAACAAGAACCGATATTTTAAGGAGGACAAACAAAATGACGATTGAAGAAGCAAAAGAGTATATACCCGACGTTGACAGTTTTTGTCGTCAGGCTTGTCTTTGTTGTAATAATGAATGGTATTGCCCGACTTACTGTGACGTTTTAGAAAAGGCAGAACGAATGGACTTTAACCGCATATTGAAGTGCTACGCGCGAAACGACGGCGAAATGTACAAGGTATTGCGGTGGCTGAAACAAGCAAGAATTTAGGAGGTAATTATGAGCCTTATAACGAATAAGAATGTAGAAAGCATAAAAACGGGAGCGACACTCGAAATGTTGGAAAAAGTTTTGATTTCCGACAAATTCAAAGTGACACGAACTCAATTCGGGATTAGTGCAACAAAAAAGGGATTTTGGACATCGCGGGCTTATTATATTACTTTTACCGATTCAGGAGATTTCCGTTTTGGCGAGTGCGAAGAAGTTGGGCAAGGATTGTTGGTTTCTCCCAAAGGAGGGACATTAGCCCGAATTGTAAGTATGGCAGAGGAGGACAAGCAATGACTAACTTTGAAAAGATAAAAAATATAAACGCGGAAGAGTTAGCATACACAATGTGCCTTGCAATAACGGATTGCTATTGTTGTCCGATTTACGAATTTTGTAAAACGAATCGTGATGACGACTCTCACAAGTTTAACACTTGCTCAGGTATGTGGGAACAATGGCTTAAAAGCGAGGTGGAAGAATGATTGATTTAGAAGCGTGCAGGCTCATAATCAAAGGGTTTAAGACCCGCGAGGAAGTTTACGAGTATGCGGATAAAATACAGAAATTGGGTTCGCGTGTTTGCCCTCGAAATATATATCGTGACGAACCCTCGTTTGCGATATGCACAAAGTGTCAGCCTAAAAGTGTTTGTCGAAAGCGTTATGCGACGTGTTTCAAAAAATATTTTAACGAGGTGGGGAAATGAGACACTATTACATAGTCGTTTACCAAAGCGAAATCAATGACAGAATAATGAGAAGAATTACGCATACTTCGAGATTTTGTCTGCTCCGTTGGTTTAATAAAACGCCCGATAGACTACTTTCGTTTACAAAAATAAGCAAAACCGAGGCGAAATATCTCGGCTATAAATTCGACAAGTGAGGAACTAAAATGAACAAATACCTAATAAAAGCCTCTGCGGACATTGAGCGGCGTTTGAAAGAACGAGAGGTGATTGTGTACGCAAAGGACAGAGAAGAGGCAATGCGGCTTGCGTGGGAGCGTTTCCCTGAATATAAAGAAGTCGCGGCTTATTTAATAACGGAGGAACAAAAATGAGTAAATACAAACGTTTAACGAGCGATACGGGTTTCGCAAGAAATCTTCCTATTAACGAGGAACTGTATGATAGGCTGTATGAGTTGGAAAACGCAATCGAGAACGGCACGCTTATAGAACTACCGTGCAAGGTCGGAGATGTCGTTTATGAAGTTTTCAAAAATCACAAACCGCCGTTTTGTATGGCTACAACGATTGAGGAAATAATAATCACAGATAAAGGATTGCGCTTGAAGTTATCGCGCAATTCGGTGTATGAAACGTCGGTTTCGGCTCTGGGTAAAACTTTATTTTTGACCGAAGCCGAAGCGATAGCGAAGTTGGACAGTTTGAAAAACGAAACGATAGAGCCGAGTTTGCCAAAAGGTGAGGTCGCTGAACCCTCCGAACAAAAGGAATCAAAGGGGAATAATAAACCCGACCCCATTACAGGGTGTTACTATTGTGAAGATTTTGAATATGAAAAATTCGGTTGGGGGCATTGTTTTCGATACGATAGAAGAATAAACTATTATAAACCTTGCGAGGAATGTAAAGGAGCAATGAAATGGTAACACTTAAAGCCATTGTAGAAATGTTCGGCAACACCCTTTCCGATATGCAACTTATAGAAGAGTGGTTCATACGGAATAATCAGGAATCGGAGGGATTGAAACTTGTCTCCAAACTCGCTCAGAGTCAACTTAACAAGGTGGAACGCAAGTACGACTACGCACGGACGTGGATTCCCGTCAAGGTCGATATGCGTGATGTTTGTCAGGATAAAGACGTGGGAGAGAAGTTGAACAAATTGATAGACTATCAGATACTTGGAGTTCCCATTCCAGACAATTTGCTTATGTGGGCGAAGGAGACTATTCCTGCTATGAAAATGCCCCCGCTGTTCTTTATGGACACGGCAAAATGGCTCGACGAGCGGTTCGGAATAAAATTCAAAGGAGAAGAAAGATGAAAGCAAATTGCAAAAAGTGTAAGTATTGTATGCAAATTTACGGTCGAGAAGTTCTGTGTAGGAGATTTTTGGCAGACAAAATTGAAATTGATGGTTTTATACGTATGCTTGGAACAGTCACTCGCCCGACTTATTGCGTTTATTACGAGAAAAGGAGCAAGAGGTATAATGGTTGGAGTTTACAATAAACCGAATCGTGGGGTTCGTCCATATTTGCGCACAGATACGGAAAGCGATGAACCGCTGAAAAAGCCGAAAACAATCGGCAATCCCGAGGTGTGCTTAAAGTGTCCGTACAAGGAATGTAAACACGGTTGGTGCAACCGAGTGTCAAAAAGTGATATATAAACGCCGCACCGTTTGTATAAATTTATTTTTCATCGAAAGAAATTGCCTATAACTGCTAACAAAGAGGAATTTGCGGGTGTGCGGACTCGCAAATTTTTCTTGTAAAAACGCATATAAAATACTTGACAACGGCTTTATAATAGTGTATAATCATAGTATCAATACACTTGGAGGTGTGAAAAATGGAAGCAGACAAAATGTTTAAGGTGTTAGTCGAAATGAACGTCAACGACTACACGGAGCAAAAAGGTGATTTGACGTACCTTTCGTGGTCGTTCGCGTGGCACAAGTTCAAAGAGATTTGCCCTGACGCGACCTACGAAATCCGAAAGAATGTAGACGGACTGCCTATCTTCGGAAACGAGGTAATGGGCTATATGGTTTACACGAGCGTTACGGCGGGCGATTTGACCTACGAAATGTGGCTGCCCGTAATGGACAACCGGAACAAGGCGATAACTGCGCCGATGATGACGGACATTAACAAGACGGTTATGCGTTGCCTCGTGAAAAACATTGCTATGTTTGGACTTGGCTTGTACATTTACGCGGGCGAGGACTTGCCGAGAGAAGTCGACGAGCCGATAACCGACGAGCAAAAAGCCGAGTTCGCTCGGCTGAATGTGAATGTTCCGAATACGCTGAAATACTACAAGGTAACGCGTATCGAGCAACTTACGAGCAAGCAAGCGGACTATGTCATCGAGGCGAAGAGAAAGGCGGCAGAGAGAGATGAGAATTGACTTCGATGAAAAGAACCACATTTACCGTGTGGACGGCGACATTGCGGGCATTTCGGTAACGCAGTTGTTACACAAGCATAAACTTGCCCCCGATTATTCGGGTGTGAGCAAAACCGCGTTAAAGAAAGCCGCAACGAAAGGCAAAGAGATACACAAGGACATTGAGAACTACATTAACAACGCTAATTGCGAACCGACCACGGAAGAGGGTAAACAGTTCCTTGAATGGGCGAGCAAGAACCTTGATTCGGCAATCGCCGAGCAAATGTTCGCCGAGGACTTTAACGGTATGCTCATTGCGGGAACGGCGGACATTGTCGGATTTCTTAAAGACGGCACGCCGTTCATTGCCGACCATAAGACGACGGCGAAGTTCGACCGGGAGTATGTGTCGTGGCAAGTATCGCTACTCGACTATTTGGCGCGGGAGTGCAATGACACGGTTATAAACGGAAAGCCTTTCCGTTGGACGGGTGCGAAAAAATTCTTCTGTTTCCATTACGCCGACGACGGTATGACGGTAAAAGAACTCACTCCGAAAACGGATACGGAAGTTCTTGCGCTTCTCGACGCGGAATACCACGACAAGATTTACGAACGGCACGAACTCTCCATAACCGACGACCTTAAAGACTGCGTCGCGAAAGCGGAAAGCGAATTGTGCCGAATAAAAGCGGAGTATGACGCGGCGAAAAAGACCGCTGACAACTTCCGCGCTCAACTCGTTAAGGAAATGGAGCGACAAGGCGTTTACTCGTTCGAGACCGACAAGGTGAAAATCACTTACATTGCGCCGTATGACAGAATGTCCGTAGATAGTACGAAGTTGCGCCGAGAGTTTCCGTCCGCGTATGCGGCGTGTATGAAACCGACGACAATAAAGGCAAGTGTGAGAATAACGTGGAGGGATAACGAAAATGAAGAAGAAAATTAACGGTGAAGAACGGGTATTGCAGTATATGCGCGAAACGGGCTACATTACGAGTTGGCGGGCAATCGCCGAATTTGGTATAACGCGCCTTTCGGCAGTTATATACCGTCTGCGCAAACGCGGTTATAATATCCAAACCGAGACCGTAACAGGGAAAAATCGGTATAACGACATTGTGTCCTACGCAAAATACACGATAGACGAGCAAAATTAGGGCAAAATTCAACGAGACGGTTTTAGCGGTATAATTTCGCGTTCGAGCCGTTTCGTTGAAAATAGGTGCATTTAAGGCGGTTAGAATGAACTATCAGGCGTTTAAGAAAATCAAGGCTATTGAGAACGGATACAAAAGGCTGTTAAAAGAAACCTATCCGAGGCTGACAGAGGACAGCGGGATATACAGTTTTACTCGCGTGGATAACGACACGGGAATAAAATACGCGTATGTCGGGCAAGCGAAACACCTTTTGTCGAGGCTTGCGCAACACCTCGCGGGGAGACAATCGCATATCGATAGGTCGCTATATACTCGCGGTTGGGGACTGTCAGGCGAATGGAAACTCGCGTGGCGTTATACTGACGAAAGCGCGCTCGATGAGGAAGAGCGGACGTCGATAAGGAAAGCCGCCGAACAAGGATTTCAGTTATACAATAAGACCTCAGGAGGGCAAGACAAAGGGAAAAGTGCGTTAGGTGATAGCGAGGGTATCGGTGGTTATCGGAAAGGCAAGGCGGCGGGCGAAGAGAAATTGCGGCTTAAAGTCAAAGAATATTTCGATAAGTATCTTGACCCCGTGATAAAAGGTGCGCCGAACAAAATCAAAGAGCGAAAACTCGAAGAGTTCAAAAATTTTATAGGAGAAAGCAATGATTAAAGAATTACGAAAAATGAGGGCAAAAGGCGGGCGCGACAGGTCGGTAGCGAACTATGTGTCCGAACTGCAACACCGTGGAAAACTGCGAAAAATCATCACGGACAAGGGATATGTCGCGTATGATACGGAAGAGTTCCGCGAATGGAAGAAAAAGGCAAAAGTGGGTAGACCCATAAAAACGGAGGTAGTAGAAGAATGAGAGCAACGGCATATTTTGTAGGCAATTTGACGAGAGACCCCGAGTTGCGACAAACGGGCAGCGGTACGGCGGTGGCGAACTTCGACCTTGCAATCAATTCAAAGGTCGGAGATGACGAACAGACGGATTATTTTTCGTTCGTTGCGTGGCGCAAAACCGCCGAGTTCTGCCAAAAGTATTTACGCAAGGGTATGAAAGTTACCGTATCCGCACAGCCGAAAACGCGCGAGTACGAGGACAAAAACGGCAACAAGCGCAAAGTCGTGGAGTTCTGGGTGAACGATATAGACCCCCACTCGTGGGAGAGAAATTCGGGTAGCGCGGAACAAGACGGGGGTTCGCGTGAGAACAAAACATTAAAGCAAGTCAAAGAGCAAAAGCCGATTGACGAAGATTTGCCCTTTTAAGGGAAAAGGAGATTGAGAGATGAGAGTAAGTACAAGGGATAATAATTTTATAAACTCGAAAGGCGACGTTTTTGTCTCCATATCGGGGAGCGGCGACTTGTTTATTATAACAGTTTCTACTCGTTTGGCGTTGATAGCGGGGTTGAAAGACAAAGTTATACTTGAATACGACGACGCGGAACGGCGGCTTTATATTAAACCGCTTGCGATAGCCGATAAAGGTGCTTTGAATGTAAAAAAACGTCAGATAGGAGCAACGGGGTTCTTCCGTTATGCGGGGATTTCGCCTGATAAAGGACGATATAAAGCGTTCTACGACCCGCAATCGGGCGAGATTGCCGTCCCGTTGGAATAATGAAATTAACCGACGAACAACGCAAGCGCGTTGAGGGGAGCGCGTGGATAGTAAATACCGTACTCAAAGAGCAAGGACTATCGCGGGATATGGACTTGAAGCAAGAGGCGGAATTGTGGCTTTGTAAATGCGCTCAACGGTTCGACCCGGCACGCGGTGTTAAGTGGAGTACTTACGCGTATCGGTCGGTGTATTTGCGCATTAAACGCTTACACGATATACGGCGCATTAAAGAGGCTAAGCGGTACGATTACGAGTGCAAGACCGCAGAGGTTGGTTTCTCAATCGAGGACGGTTCGGCGGCGCGGATAATGTGCGAGAAAATCGCGCAACTATGCGATGAGCAAGAACTGTCCGTTCTTCGTTATCGGTATGAGGGCTACACTTGGGACGAAGTGACGAGGCTTATGCGCCTTTCTCATTGTAAAGTGGCGCAATTATGGAAAAGTATTTGCGCGAAAGCGCGAGGAGAAAAGAAGAATGAATAACCCCCACCTATAAGCGGTTTTATTTTGACACCTAAAAACAAGACCCCCTCGCTTAAACGCGCGAGAGGGTTTTCACTTATCGAAAGAAAAGTCCGGACACGCGAAAATCGCCTTTGTATATGCGCGGTTTCTCGCCCTGTGCCGTTGCCCGGGTGGGGTTCGCACGGTGGCGCGCGAGTTAGCAACGGCTTACCAAAACGCAAAAAAATTGATAAAAAACAATTGACAAAAACCCGTCCGCCGTGGTATATTGTTAGTACATTAGGGTGGCGACCGACCGCCGAAGGAATTAAAAGACTATGAAAAAATTAACAGAAATCAGAGAGCAGAGAGCAGCGAACGCGGCGAGGGTTCGCGAGTTAGAAAAGGCTATCGCGGAAGCGGTCGAGACGTGGAAGCCGGGCGAGGGCGTGCGCCGTGCGTCGGTGTTCAACGATTTATCGGCGGAGAAAGTCCGCGCGCAGAAAGTCGGCTATATTTTGCGCAATAACTATAAAGCCGTACTCGCGGCGCAGGTGTTGCCGGTGCTTTGGGATTTGCTCCAAAAATACAAAGGGAAAAAAGCAGGCGAAAAAACGCTTGCAAAGTTTCGCGACGAGTTGACAAAAGCGGCGGGTGTGTCTGTGTACTTTGAACGCGGCATGCTTTCGCAGAAGTCCACGCACGCGAGCATATACGAAATCATCGAGGGATACAGAGGCGGCGAAACTTTCGACATATACACGAAGAACGGCGCGCAATTCATCAACGAAAATAACGAGTTTTGCGGGCTGTATGAAAGCGATTTTCAGGCGGGCTATATTTCCGACTATATCGACGACCCCGAAAAGCGGATTGACGAAATCGAGCAAGCCGCCGCAGAAGTAAAAAGAATCGCGGCAGAATACAACGCCGCCGCGGACGCTTACAACGCTTTAACCGTTGACGGCTTCGAGCATATCCGCAGGATTTAAGGGAGGGCGCGAAAAGTGAGAACTTTAACCCCGGAGGACTTGCGAAAAATCGCCGAGAGAATCGACGAGGAAGAAGCCGCAGAGAAAGAGAACGCGCACGAGCGCGACAGGCTCAAAACAGAGGCGGCGCGGCTCAAAGTCGAGCGCGAAAAAATCCGCGCAGAGTACGAGCGCGAACGACTCAGGCACGAACGCGAACACGCCCGCAACACTTCCAACGCAGACGAGCGCGAAAGCCGCCGCCGGTTCATTGTTGCGCTTTTCTATGGCGGCATCGTCGCCGCGTTCCTCATTTGGTCAATTATAATCGTTACGCGCTATTTTTAGCCACTTACAAGCCCGCGCCACCCCGCGCGGGTATTCTTATACTCCGCAACCGTCCCGCGCCTCTGCGGGGCGTTTTTGCGCGTTAAAACACTAACCCCGCCCGCCGTGTTAGTCCACTACCCCCGCCGCGCTCGTCTTTCCCCCTTTTTAGCCCCCCTACGCGTGCGCGCGCCCGCCCGCGCATTATGCGCGCCCGCATTGCCCCCGCGCTCCGCTTTCGTTCTCGCTTTCTTGTATTCCCTATTAAATCAATAGGGGAATTGTAGACGGGAGACCCCTTTGCACTTTCGGACACTCTCTTTCCCTTGTGTCCCATTGTGCAAACACCCACCACGGCGCGAGGGAATCAGAGAGCGGAGGGACACCCCCACCCCCGCGGGAAGAACAACGAGGGCAGAGGGGGGTCAATTTTCCAACCGACACTATTTTTCCTTTGAAAGGGTGTGAGGGGAGCGAGAGAAAAACAGCCTTGAATGGGGGCAAAATGGGCGGTCGGAGAGGTAAAGTAACAAAAGATATATAGGGGGTTTTTACAATTTTTATCAGTTGTTTTGGGGTCTTTTGGCGGTTTTGGTGCTAAAATGGTAGTGGAGCAGTCAAATTTTGTGTGATAGTTGTGTGAAAACTTGTCCTATTTTTTAGGACAAAATTAGGGCGTTTTTTGAGGGGGCGTGTATAATAATAATAAACGAGGTTTTGGCGAGATGAAACGGCTTGTAATTGACGAAAAAACGGGCGAAATTACGCAGTCGTTTGATGTCGACGACGGCGAGAGGCTTATTAAGGTAAAGAGGTTTAAGAGGCGACCGAGGGTTCATCTTAACGGCGAATTTATGAAGTTGTTTGAAAAGTCGTTTGGCGATTTGGCGCAGTTATCGTCGAGCGCATTGAGAGTATTGATTGTGTTACTTCCGTTTGTCGGGGATAATAACCTCATACTTACTGACGGAAAAGTAACAGTTAGGAAAGTGGCGCAACTTACGGGTTTATCGCGCGAAACAAGTAACAACGCGCTTAGAGAACTTAACGCGCTCAATGTTTTGCGAACGAGCGGGAAGTGGACTTATCTTAACCCGAAGATTTTGTATAAAGGCTACACGGTAAACCCGTCGGTAATGGATTTATTCAAGGAGTATCGCAGATGAGTGAGACAAGGCGCAAGCGGTATGCTTGCTACACGGAAGAGCAACAGAAACAATTCGATTCGCTTACTATACAGCAACAGAAGTACGTCATATTCCGCGCGCAGGGAATGACGCGTGCGGCGGCGTATCAAATGGCGGGGTATAAGAAGTCGAAGTTTAACGGGCAAAGCGCAAACGCTATGGAGCGTTATAAGAACCCCGAAATGGTCGACCTTATATCGGCGATGAGCGGAGTTGGGCAAAGGGCGAGCCTTATGAATCCGACGAGTGAGGCGAGTCAAAAGATAAACAAGCGGGTAAAAACGCTCGAAACGGAACTGCCGCCGGAACTGTCGGCGATGATACCGCTCGCAAAAGGCGACGAGGTTGTGCCTATGCGACCTATGGAAGTGGATAAGATTTCGGACGAAACGGCGAAGAATATCCATTTTTACCGACAGATAGCCGAGGGGAAAATCAAGACGGTGCGGAAAGTCACGACTTACGACAAGGACGGACACGTCACGGGGTCGAGGGTCGAGGAAACGAGCGACATTGACACGCGGATTAAGGCGCAAAAGGAACTCGCGCGAATACTCGGGCTTAAAGAGGTGGTCGAACTCGGGCGTGCGACGGCGGGCAATATCAATATTATGATTGTGGACGCGTCGCGGAAAGCGGACGAGGGCGCAAAAATCGACTTAACAAAAGAGACTGAGGTTATCGAGGCAGAGGAGGTAGTCGAGAATGGCGAAACGCAAAGCGGCGATTCCGAAGAGTGACGGCAACGGCGGCGTTGAGAAAGCGCAAAGCGTTGCTATAAAGCAAGCCGAATATACCGACGAGGAACTTCATAAAATCTTCGATGAGGCGAAAATCAATAAGGACACGATTCTTATTCCGCGCGTCTACCGCGAAGTTTTCAACCCCGATTCAAAGTACAGATATTTTCTTCTTTCATCGGGTCGTATAAGCGGGAAAACAAGTATTCTCGTCGCCGCGTGGTGGTTGTACTCGAATAAATATCCCGACCGCGACATTGTAATACTGCAAGCGACCGCTACCGAGATTAAAGACAGTATTATCAACGAAATAGCGAAATTCCTCATAAACAGCGGATATGATGTTGCCGAAACGCCGACAGCGGAGTTTTATATCCCGCGTGCGCACGACCGCATAGAACGCGCAGGTTATAGAGGTAGAACACTTTTTTACCCGATTACCGACAGTAGTGGTGGACAACGCTCGCGTGGTGTAAATACAACGAATAAACTTTCGCTTGTTCTTTTCGAGGAAGCGCAGAAAAACCGCGACAGAGACGTTCTGAATCAGGCTGTAATTACATTCATTCGACAGTTCGGGAACGACCCCGACAGTCGACTTGTTGTCGTTGGAAACAACGAGACGGTCGGACACTGGTTCGTTGATTACGTCAACGAGAAGAAACAAGACCCCGAATGGTGCTATATCTACGCGAATTGTTATGATATTTGGAATTTGCTTGATGACAGAGTTAAGAGTTTCATAGACAGTGAGAGAAAAGCGAATGAAATTGAGTTCAGGCGTGTATTCCTCGGCGATATAAACGCGTCAACAAGCGACGTCGTATTCCCACAGTTTGTACGGTCGAAATGCTACAAGCGCGATTATGAACTCGAAAAGCATTACTTTATGAACCTTATCATCGGTATCGACCACGCAACGGCAAACGATACTTTCGCGGTCGTTCCCGTGGCAATACTCGACAACGGCACAACTCAAACGCTTGAAGTCTGCTATGATGACCCCGAGCAAACAAACCGCACGCTTGCGCCGACGGAACAATGCGCGATACTCGAAGATTTTATCGAGTTCCTCGACAACAAATACGGTATTGAGTATAACCACATAAACGTGATACTATCGGTCGACGGCGCGGCAAGCCCGTTCATTGCACAGTTGGCTCACCTCAAAAAGACGGCGCGGAATAAGCGACTTTGGAAGAATATCCACGTCAAAGCGTTCACGCTTAAACACAAGGACGTAAACCTCGGCATTATCAAGAACGCGTTTGCTTACGGCGTACTTACGATACTTAATGAGGGTTGGAAAGATTGGCGCGGAATGATAAATCAGCACCGGCTCGCAAACGAACTCGAAAAACAGCGGTATCGCAACGGCAAACTTGATGACCGTATCAAGAACGACCTTTGCGACGCACTCGAATACGGACTTATACCGTTCTACAATAATTGTTACAACTTGTCTTTCCCCGTGAGAAAGGCGGTTGCCGACGCACATTACGATGATATTCGCAAAATGGCGAGAATTATATCATAAAGGAGTTTTTTATGGACGACAAAAAAGAACAGTTGAATCCGAGCCAAATTCTCGATGAGATTATTGCGCTCACATTTACACGGCACGCGCGGCTCGACGAAAAAGAGTTTTTAGCCGCAATCAAAGCACCCGACGGCGCAAAAGAGAATGATTATGCACGCAAATGCATATTTACTCTTTTATCCGCAGCAACCCGCGAGATTTTGAAAGCAAACGACAAAATCACGCTTATAAATCAGACAATTTCGCTTCTTAGCGACGACAAAAAAGGAGAATAATCATTATGGCAGAAATCGACAAAGACGTACTCGAAACAATGAACGAGGAACAGGTAGAACTCGGCGTGTCCGACGAAAAGCAGATACGCCGTTGCGAACTCAACTTCTTTGCGGAACTCATCTCGCAGTTGCGCGAGATGAACCGTCGCCTTGACGACCTCGCAAACACGCTCAATATGGTTGGCGCAGACAAACTCACGGCATACTTCAAAGAGTTCTCCGAGAATTGGAAGAGAGAGGAAACCCGCGCCCGCGTAAAGGCAAAAATCAAGAAGTCTCACTTGTCGTAAATCGTTCTTTTTGTGTATAATATCATAAAAGGAGATTTAACGATATGAGCCAACAGGTTTTTGACATTGATACCGTAGGTTTTAATGACGGGTCGTTAGGCGGATTCTTTGATTTTTACGTCAATAACACGTTCTATCTGCTCGCGCCCGATTACTACTATTCGTTTTACGCGATTTACCTCAACCGTTGCCTTGCGTGCTACGACGGTTGGGTGAACGGCTGGCACAATAAAGCGAGCGGGCTTGTTCCGCAACGTATGCTGCAATCGATTGCGCGCGGTCTTAACAATATGCTTTTTGCGCACGGGATTGACTTCTCGGGCGAAAAGGGCGATTATGAGTTTGCAACAAAATGGGCGAAAAAGTCGAAATTATATCGCACGCTGAAAAAGGCGCACCTTTTCGCGATTGCGGGCGGTACGTCGTTACTTAAACTCAATCGCACTAACCACGAACTGTATGCAACGGCACACCGCATAGATACATTCTTTGCAGACGTAGACGCGAGCGGAAAAGTTGTGAGCGTGCGGACATACTTCGACGCTGTTCATAACACGAATCCGAGCGGAAACAAACAGCATTACGGAATATGCGAAGAGCGGTATTTTAACGCCGAGGGTAAGCCGTGCGTACGCGCCGTTGTGTATTGCGCAAGCGGAACTTTGCAAACCGAAGTACAAACGCGCCCGCGTAATCCCGTAGAGCGCGTAAAATGGGAAAATCTGCCGAAGAATGTAAAGAACTACATTCGCGACCATTATCCGTCGATTATTCTCGATAAAGAGCAGTATTTGCCGTTCCCGCACTCGCTTGGTTGTTACCTCATCAAGTTCACGGACGACATTCCGCAAATCCCAAATACGCCGTTCGGGCAGCCTATCGGCGACATTCTTTTCACGGAAAACTTCCAGTACGACCAAATGAAGTACTTTGAAAAGAACGAGGTTGACCTTGCCCGCGCTCGTGCGCTTATACCCGAGGAAATGTGGAATAAGGACGACCCCGCTTACGGCGAGCGTGCGCTTAGCGAACGGTTTTATCAGCGCGTTGCCTCGATGAACGGAGACAACGACAAGATAGAAAAAATACAATTCCTTCTTCGCGGAAACGATATTCGCACGCAGAAAGAGAATATCTACAAAGATTGCGCGTTCAAACTCAATATTTCCGCGTCGTCCGTTGCGTCGTTCCTTTCCGAGGGCGCAGGCGCGCGTACCGCTACCGAAATCGTGAGCGAGAGAACGAAAAGCGATACTTGGATTGACGGACAAGTCAACCTCAACAAGCCCGAAATTGACGATTTGCTTGCCGAGGTTATGCGGTTCTATAATCACGAACCCGTCGGTATTATTCTCAAAAGCGAAAATCAAAGCCCGTTCCTTGAAACCGTCAAGGTCTTGGGCGACCAACTCACCGTCGGCAATATCACACCCGCGCTGTATGTACGCAAAGTGTACAAAGACCTCTCGCTTGAACAGCAGAACGAGGAAATTCGTGCGCTTGAAGAACAGAAACAACTTCGCACGCAACAGCAAACCGCGATGATGACGAGTTGGAATAAGTAAAAACGGTGTATAATAATAACAAAAGGCTCGGACGAAATACCACAGGTGAGTAGTTCAAGGAGTTTTTATGAACATTCTTAAAAAAATTCTGAAAACTTTCGGGCGTAAGGCAGATAAAGATAAATCTGTAAGCGTAACCGCGGAGAGTAGGAAATCAAAGGAGACGATTATGGACGAAGAAAAAAACAAGAATATGCCTGCGGAAGAACCCGCGGCTGACAACGGTAAAGATACCGTCGACAAAAAAGAGGAAGTTCCCACGGAGCAAGCGCAGGGTGACGGCGCGCAGAACCCGCCCGCTCCCGAGAATAATCCCGAAGAAGTACCCGCGCCTACTGTTTCGGGCGTTGACGCTACGGGCAACGGTGTTCGGCTCGAAGATGTCGTGCTTAAAACCGACCTCCACGACGCTATTGCCGCCCTCGAAGCAAAGTACGACGCACTTTTTAAGGAAAATAACGACCTTAAAGAGAAACTGTCGGAAGCGGACAAAGACCGCAACGAGTTGCGTAAGAAATACGAAGAGGAAGATTTCGGCGGATATGCTAAACAGGGCGTAGACGGCAAAAACAAGTCCGCAAACGAAACCTTTGAAGAGTACTCAAAGCAGTTTATGTGATACGGCTTAGCCGAGCCGACATTCGGCTAAAATTTATTATTTATAGGAGAATTAAAAACTATGGCATTTCAGACCGTAAAGGGATATGACGTAGAACACGCGTCCTCGCTTCTCGTATATGAGAACCTGTTCCCTGAAATTCAGCACATCAACGGCAAAGGCGTTACCGATAAGTACACGCCGTCGAACGACGTCGAGAGCGTTATGTATATCGACGTAATGCGCGTTCTTCCTTATGCGCCTCGTTTCCGTCAGATAGGCGGTGCGAACAACGGCGCATACCACAACGCGGCAAACAACGGCTATGCTAACGCGCCGCAGTCGCAGCACTACACCATTCCCGTTGACCTTTTCTACGATGAGGGTGTTCCCATTACCTCGCCGCAGATTTACGCAAACCCCGTTGCTCTTAAAGCGGTCGTTCTTGCGCAGTTGGTAAAGACCGCCGGTATGGCGATTAACATCATCACCTACGCAAAGCAGATTGAGGGATTCTTCCGCAACGGAGACAACTTCGACAAGGCGAAAACGCACTCGAAAGGCTCTATCGAGGCAGCCGACGTTACTGCCGACGAGATTGCAGCGGCAGTCTACGGCTATGACCCCGCAGCGGTCGGCTCGGCGGCTAACAGTCCTACGATGAAATTCATCAGTGCGAACGGCTCGCTTTCCGACGGTATTCCCGAAATCGGCGCACTTACTGTTCCCTCCGACGAGAGACAGGCGTTTGTTTCGCCCGCGTTCAACGTCCTTATGAAAGGACAGTATATGCAGAACGCTTCCGAGGCTTCGGCGCGTATCCTTGCAACGGGCTTTATTAACCCGTTCACGCAGAGCGAATCCGCGCGTATCGATAGCCGTACGGGTATGTGCGGTATGTACGACGACGTTGATTGCTTTATGTTCAATAAAGTGACCCGTCAGTTCGTATATGTCGCGCTCGGTATCGCAGGAACGAGCAACGACGCTGCCGCTGACCTCGCAGCTTGCCGTGCTTCGCTCGACAAAATCGGCGCAATCATCGTTTACGGCGCAGGTACTTGCCGTGGTATCGTAGGTCCGACCGTTGAGGCTAACCCGAACACCTACTACGGCGGCGTTTACATTCTTCCGAAGATGAAAGTCGGCGTTGAATGTCTCCACGGCGCGACCATTAAAATGGTTATCAACGCAGGTGCGGGCGCAACGTCTGGTTGGTCGGCGGCAGACATCGCGAAACTGATGAACAAGCTTACCTTTACTCCGATTGACGGCGTAACGATTAAGGGTAATGTCGCAGGATTCAACGACGGCACGACGAACTAATTCGCTTACTTCCACTACTCATACTCCAAGCAAGGGGCGGTTACGGGTTTTCCCGTAGCCGTTCTTTGCTATTTTTGTGTATAATATAATAAAAGGAGCGTGGATTATGAAATTTGCAAATGTGACCTACGGCACGCACGGCGACTCTGCCGAATATACCTACCTTGTCAACGACAATGTCAAGGCGGGCGAGGTTTTGCAGCCGTCGGTTATTCATTATCAAAGCAAGAAAGTTTTTGCCACTACGGGCATTGTGCAGAACTTCCCCGAATCCGTTTCTTCGAGCGTTGAGGGCAAGGTCGCAACCGTTCTGACGGGCAAAGAAGTCGGGCTTTCTGACCGAATACAAGGCGAAAAAGGGCGTTTCGCGGGGTCTTATTCAAAGACCGGGCGTGTAGGCGGGCGTATGTCAGACGCGGGCGGAAAGTACCATATTACAGGCGGAAAAGCGTATCAGGACAACAAGTATATCGACGCAGCACGTGGTGCAAACGTAATGGAGCGTTTGACCTCGGGACAGGGTGAGCCGAATGAAGGAATGGTCGAAACCGAGGGTTCTAAAACGCCTAAAAATGTCGAGACATACGATACATACACGGGAATAAAGAAGTAAGGAGACTGATTATGAAGTTTTATCAAGCACCGTTTTATACTAAAACTCAACTCGAAGAACTCGACGAGAGCCAAATACATTTCCCGTTTAGCGACGATGACGCGACTTATTACGGGCGCGAACATCAATACGAATTGACCCGTGAATACTTTGAAGAACGCGGGCGCAACCTCGAACTTGAAATCGAGGGAAACGAACCCGACAAAATCAAGCATTTCCTTGCGGCAGTCAGGCTGAAAGTGTATCAGTATATCTACAATCACGGGAAAAGTTCGCGTCAGCAACTCAATTACCTTATAGCGAAAAGACCGTTGCGCGGGTATTCTCCGTATGAATACCGTCAAGCGTTCCTCGAAGCAATGTTTATAGAGGGGTGCTATCTGCTCGACAACGGCGACCTTTCGAGCGTGGCGGGCGTTGACCTCGATACTATGCAGAATATGTCAGTCGACGTTATGCGGAATCAAGACCGCGATATGCACAAAGACTGCATTTCGTGCCTTAAAACGCTCGGGTTGAACTTCTACGGCAAGTATACTTTTATTCCGCAAGGCGAGGATTGGTAATATGCGACTTAAACCGAGAAATACAACGCTGAATAAACGCGCGCTTTTATATCGCCGTTATACGAATACCGAGGCGGCATTTGCGGAAAGTCAAACGCTCGATAAGGTGTTTAATGTGCCGATAGCAAAGTATCAAACGAACAAGTACTACTATGTGCTGTCGTTTGATTATATGCACACGGGGTCGGTAGAGGGGAATACCACGCAACCGATACGCGGTATGATTGCACCTCTCGGCACATTAACGATTAAGTATTATGACGATAGCGTTCGGCTTTGCACGGACGACCTTGTCGTTATAGAAGGACGGCTTTATTCCGTCGAGAGCGTAACAGTTGATATGAAACATCAGCCGAGAACATATTACATTTACACGGCAGACTTAAACAGCATTTTGTAAGGGAATGGCGCACGGATATTATAAAAATTTCACACTTTCCGACATTTTTAACAATCCGCGCCTTGCGGGTAAACTTCCGATGATGAACTATAAGGAAGTCAAGCGCGAGGACGGAAAAGTTAGTCGAAGAACGAATATGCAGTCCTTTATGTCGCTCGTTTATAGTACTGCAAAAGCGGGCGCGCGACCGTATTATAGACCGTTGCGGGCGACGAAATCGGGCGGTATCGTGGAAATCGACGGAAAAATAGTTGCGGGCGACCTTGATATTGCGTATAACAGTGTGTATCTTGCGTTGCGTGGCGCACTTCCTATGTTAAGAATGACCGTGAATAATGCGGGAATGATACGGAGCGCGCTTAAAAACGGGCGCAAACAAGCACTTTCGGGCGGGAAAGAGCCGAAATTGTGGCTGCGCGCGGGGTCGATTAAGGAAATCGCGAATATGTCACAACCGCAATTACAAGCGTTTATGCAGGATATAATGAAAAACCTATATTTTAATGAAGAGTTTGCTTATACACAAAAGCAGTTCGGGGTTCAGGTAAACCGCGCCGAATACGCAATCGAAAAAGAACAGTGGATACGCAAAGTCGGCATTAAACAATGGAGAGAGAGTTATGACCAAGACTAATTTGAGTACGGCAGACGTTAAGGATATTATTGCGCAAGCATTTAACGGCAATCTTGCCGCTTACAAGGCTTCTAATGGCGAAATCCCATACAATAACGAGAATAGTGAAATCATATCGCTAAAAGACGAATACTCGGAAGTGACGACGGAAGTTGACCTTGCCGAGTATCTTGATATACATTTTTACGCGTGGAAAAACCGCGTGGACGAGTTCGACAGTTGGCTTACGAGCCTTAACAATGTCGGCGTTTCGACCTATGCGCTTGTCGAACTCACCGATAGCGACATTTTGCCGTCGCCTGACATTGACAGCGCATTGCTCACGGGGCAAATGACCGTGCTTGTGCCGACGGACAAAGTCGCAAGTCTCGATTATTATGTGGCAAAAATCCGCAATATTTATGCGGGAAATCCGTTTGAGATAACAAATCGCTACGGGTTAAAAGTTAAAGCGTTCCTCAATATCGGAATCGCGCTTTACGACGAATCGCCTGAAATGGAACAAGTCGGCGAATGTGTCGTCGTGCGGATAAACTTTTCGGTACAATATCTTACTAATGCGCTCACTTATAGCGACATAAAGTTCGAGTTGTCGCTTGACGGTACTAATTTTTACGCGCTGAATTATACACAGTTGGAGTGGGCAAACACTTTTGCGACCTCTTCCGTGCCGCGATTTGCGCGCCCTGACCGCGCGGCGTTTATCCCGACAACGCTCGGACAAGTAAAGTCTATTTCGTTCTTCGATTTTGACGAAACGTTAACTTCCGAACTCAATAAAATGTTTTTCGGGTTCTGCGCAACAAAGACCGGAACAGATGTTGCAAACCTCAATCCGACCGTGGCGCAAAATGTAAGAATACCTATCATTGTGCGTGTTTTTGTGGGCGGTGTCTATTATCAATACAATGATTTTATTTCGGATATGGCAAAAACCATACAAAACGGTGCGTTTGCCGTTACGACCTTAACTCTGAAAAGCGACGCGGAGGTGTAAAATGCCGAAAAGTTTCGTACAAGGCGCAACGCGCGTTGAAGTAATTGTGCGTAAAGACGGCGGCGTGTCGGACGAAAAACAGCCGCAAGGCGCAAGAACGGGCAACGGCGGCGATTCGGGCGGTGCAACGAGCAAATCGTCGTTTAATCGGCTTGCCACGGGCGGCAAAAACCGAAAAGCGATGACCGAGTTCTATGCAAAAATGGCTTTTAATCACGCGAAAAAGATAATCGGGTTCTATACCTCAACAGTGGGCGATAGGAACGGTGATAAAGCATTGCAGTCAATCGTTGATAGGCAAATCGAAATCGCCGATGATACGCTTAATTCGTTGCTTACTGTCGGAATAACGACTGCGCAGTTCGGTTTAGCCGGACTTGCGATGTCATCTGTCACGGTCGGCGCGGGGTTAGTGATGAAATACGCCGCGCGGAAACGCGAATACGATGTGCAAATCTTCAAAGAGAACCAAAACATACAGTATATGCGGGCGAGAGCGGGCATAAATTTGACTAATGGACGGTTACGCTAATGATTGAACTCAAACTCTATTTATATGACAGCACAAAAGAAGATAATGGCTACCGCGGCACTGACTTGTCGCGGTATGTCCTTATGGGTACGCAAAATACCGAGGATATAACGCAAGTTGTCGACATTACGGAAATCACGCTCGCGGGGTATCCGACGGGCGTTGCTTTCGCGCCCGAAACAATGTTCGTCCTCGACGAAACGGAAAACGACGAGATTTTCCGCACTTTCCACCGCGTTGTCAAAGACGATTATGTTTCGCAACCGATTTTGAGCCGTGACGATTACTTCGACCACTCCATTACGCTTACCGAGCCGTCGATTATTGCGCAAAAGCGTATTGTGGACAATATGTCAATCACTTACAAGCTGAAAAACGTAAAATTAGAAACTCAATCGGCTTATGATTTAAACGCCACGACGGGATTCGTAGTTGCTGTAAAAGAAATCAAGCCTACTGAAAATTGCGGATATCACGGCGCGGCATATTTACGAACTTTATACGCTACTAAATATTTTGATTTTGATGGCGAGGTTAGATTCCTTTCAACCACAACTACAACTTCGGTAAACAAGAAGTATGTAGATTTATCAAATTTTGTTACCGAGGAGGGAACATATAAAGCAAAATTAAGATTACCAACTCTTCACGCGTATGCGGGGTTAAGCGGTACAACCACAACGGGAATTTTCAGAGTTTCAACGCATTGGGAGGTGAAGGAATACGGACTAAATGGGGAATTTATTAGGAATGTTTTAACTCATAATTGCATTGAGAATGATGACCTTACTGACATTGGCGGAGATTATGCAGGCGAATGGCTTCCTGAAAGTGGAGCAAGCGGGATAAATATTCCGAGTTATTTGGCTTTTCCTTATTTCAGACGTTATACAGATAAAACTGCACCGTCCCCGTCATATACCACAGAAGAATTTCAAATTTTTGAAGATAGAACATATAAAATAAAAGTAGCCTTGTATAACTTCCCAGACACAGAACTTCCTAATCCGTCCTCAGCAAATGGGCAGATTTATACAGGTAGTTCAATCGGCGGGGTTGTTAGATTCTCCGCAAAGTCGGGTTTACCAAGAGCTTACGATTGTACAACCTCTGTGCAGGTTTGCCCGCCCTCTTCTTATGAAAGAACTGCCGTGTTCACAACTTATTTGACAGCACAGGCTTATACTGTTTTTTCTTCGGGTATTCCTTATACTTGTGAAAACCTTATAAAAAAAGCGTTCTTAAACACAACGCTTTATTCGCGGAAACCGAATTTGCCTACGGCGAGTATCGACAACACGGAATATAATTGTCCATTTTATATCGACCCCGCGTTTGTTCCTAAACTTCAATCGACGCAGGTGAACGAGACATTCTTTAACCAAAAAAACCTTTGGGAAGTCCTTATAGAGGCGGGACATTATATTCACGCGATACCCGAACTCGTTTTCGGGCAGAACGGCAAATTTATGCTCACTTTTAATGAACTCGGCTCAACGGAACGCAAGACTAACGAAATCACGCGCTCGTCAATTATGAACTTTCAGGGCGTTGACGATTATGTCTGCGAACTCAACTCGTATATAACTAACTATGTGCAACTCGGCGGGCAAATAACCGAATGGGTCGCGGCAAAGTCGAGCGATAATTCGTTCCTTGTTTACAACGACAATGCGCAGATTATAACTTCTTTCCCGATAATCGAACTTGTGGAAATTAAAATCCGCGCTGACAACAATGACGATTCGGGTATTCTTGCGGGGCAGGAGGAAGATGCTACAAGTTATTTTTACGAGAAAAACGTTTATGCGATTTTGTCAAACATTGCTACGGACATTCCGAACAAAGGAATTGCAATGTATTATTCGCTCGGTGATAATAAGATTATGGGCGGCGACTATCGACTTCCGCGCATAAATGATGACGCGTGGAGCGATTATACAATTAAAAAACTCATTTATTCCGCTTTTAAGGGATATGTTACGAGCGGGAGTGGCACGTTGTGGACAAAACTTAAAGTCAATAACTTTTCATTCCGCGTAACTTATCGTACAAAGTCGGACGTTCGGCAAGCGCATACGCGCCCTGATGTGCGAAAATTCCTTGTGAATAGCAAGTTTGATAAAACACCGCAACATAAGCAGATGAACAATCAGACCGACGTCGTCGTCGACAGTAACAAGTACGGCTCGAATATGTACGGAACACTGCTTAAAACGGGCAACAACAACTACGAAATGGAGGGGTGGTACGATAGCGTACTTAAACTTCCGCACAAGGGCGATTTGCACCGCATAAATGGCGAAAATTACTATGTCGCAAAAATAAAAAATACGTATTATTCAAACCATATCGAAAGCGTAATTACGTACTCGAAAGATTATAACGAATTGTCTAAAATCATCGGTATTCCGTCCGAGCCGCGTTTCTATGAGATAAGTGAACAATCGCTTATAAATCGGTATGTTTCTATCGACGATTACCTTATCGTTACGACAAATAGCGACAATCTTTCGCCGAATAATGCTGACGGATACCTTAAAGACACGACGCATTTACGCAAACTCATTCTTGGCACGATGAAGGATTTTGCTAAATACGCAATGGTGGCGTTCAAGGGTGACACGGATATAGGTTCGCTTTATTCGACATTCGGAGACCCGTCACTGTATAAAGAGGTTTTATCCCCTCTAAACGCGTATTCGTCGGGTAACACGCTGACCTATTCGTGGACTATGACGGACAATTTCAGCGCGGGAGACAAGGTCGGCGAAATCGAATACAGTGGCGCGGGTTCAACCGCCGATAAAGCGTATCGCGCAATGACCGCAGTTAAGTACACTGATGAATACGGGAAAGCAACGTTGTTCGACTTCTTCATTATTGAGGACTATTCGTTCAACTCGGCAAATGAAATCAACAATATGCCCGAAAGTCCCGTTACGGCGAAAGGTGATAAAACTATCAAAAACGTAAATATCCTTGCGACAAACGTTGATATCGACGATGACAACTACAATCGGCGCGGACTTATTCTGCTCAAAGACTGTCGAGAACGCATAACGTTCAACTATAACTTGCGGTTTATTACCGATAGCGACACTTTCGTTTCATCGCCGTACTTCTTCACGCCGAAGTCGGCAAGCGCAAAACTCGCGATTTTGGAATATGACGAAATAAATAAACTCTCGTCCGGGTATGTTTCTACGGCGGCAATTTCGGCAGTTATCAACATTCCCGACAGCGCAATTGTGAATATTCAAGGTACAAACGCCTATAATCAAAGCAAGCCCGTAGGTTTTACGCTGAAAATCAGTTCGCTTATCGGCGACACTTATTTCACCGCCGAGGGAACGCCTAAATTCAAGGCGATTGCGCTTATAACGGAATACAATTCGCAATCCACGCTTACGCAATTCACGCTCGCCCGAAATATTGACGGCTCATTCTCGAAAGAGGTCGCGCGTGCCGACTGGGTATTCGGAGTTCCAAAGGATACTTTCTTTGGGAAAAGACAGTAAAACCTACCAAATTAGTAGTGAATAAAGACGGACGGCTTCGGCTTGCCCGTTTTTATTATTTCCGTGTATAATATTATAAAACAAACCCCTTAACGAGGTTAAAGGAGACAATATGCTTACTATCAAAATCTATTTGAAAGAAAGCGGACAGGTTGCGGATATGAAAAAGGACTTCCCCGTTTATCAGGGGCAGTTCAATAACATACTCCTCAACGTGTTTGTGCCGACGAGCCTACTTGCGCCGTACTTTCAAGAGATAGCGAATGGGGCTGTCGTTTCGCCGTATGTGGCGGGAACGGCGGTTAAAATCGCTATGCGGACGATAGAGCGCAACGGGTCGTACAAGATGAGCAACGACCATTATATGCGCTATATCAAAACTCTTGCAAAGGACGGCGTTTCGTATGCCCTTTTCGAGCGCAAAATGCCGCAAGAGTTCACGAATTATGCGGGGCAAGGTGTAAACGCACCCACGCTCATTATCAACGCCGTAAACGTGCAGTACGGCGAGATTTCGAGCGCAACGGCGGTATCGAGCAATGCCGCATTGACTGTCACGACTGACCTCGCGAAAGTCAAGGCGAATTTGCCCGCAGTTTCGGCAGTGTATGAGTTTATTTATAATGCCGCTATGGGTTCGTGGACTATCAACGGAAAGTCGTGTTCTCTCGACGATTATGGCGTTGCGGTAACGGGCGTTCCCGCAGACCAAAATGTTATAACATTGACAATCGTTGCAAGCGAACCCGTTGTTCAAACCACGCTGACTTCGCAGACCGTCAATATCGACGTTCAGCCGAGTTCTTCGCTCGATAACGACGTGCCGAAAGCCGCCGATGAGTGGGCAAACACGCAGGCAAAAATCAATTCGCTTACGGCGCAAATAAACGCGCTTATTAATGCCGTTGCACAGAGACAGACGATTGATGACGAGACGTTAAACACGACCGAGAAAAAAATTGTTCCCGCGATTAACGAGGTAAATGAACACACAAATACAAACGCCTCAAATATAAGCGATATACAACAGACCTTAACTAATATAGGAAATACCTTCTCTATGGGCGAAAATCCCATAGGAACAATGAGCGGTTCATCGCTCCCAACTCAGGAAGAACTCAATGCTTTTGTAGTTGCAAACACTGACCCCTCGCGCAATCCGAAAGCGGGCGATACAATAATATTCGTTCTTTTGATTCCGAACGCAACCGATAAGAATTATAAATATATATATTCGGGCGAGACGAAATCGTGGGGCAAATTTGAAATTCCACCGCTTGAAGCGGCGGGCAATGGTTCGCTCGGAATTATCGAGGGAACATATAATATCCCGGGCAAAGACTATTCCGTTCTCGTCGATATCGTCAGTGGCGAAATCAGAAACATTTTCATAAAAGCGGGAACTTCCGATAATTATGTCAACCTTAAAGAGTTTTACGACTCTACTGCCCTTACTTTCAACGAGATTGCGGATGGCGATAGAAAGGTCGGACTCGCGCAAAAGGCGATAGAGGACAACGCGGGCAATGTTATTACCGATACCTATCAGACGAAAACCGACGGCGCGACTAAACAATACGTAGTCAATTACGCGCTCCCGAAAGAATTTAACAATGTTCTTTACCTTACGGACAACAACGGATACGCGCAAGAACTCCCGAGCGACCATTATTCCGCTTTTTCTGTTGACTCAAACGCAATCGGCTATACCACGCTTTTTGAGGAATCGTTTACCCTCGGCGACGTGGAAATTCAACTCGGTAATAAAAACGCGTTCTCGAACGTATTTTTCATCGACGAGGGAACAAACGGCGAAGATGTCACTCTTCACTTGACGACGAGCGCAACGCACGCGGGCGCAAATACCATTCTTGCAATAACCGATATACCCGTGCGGCTTACCTCGGCGGTTCAGCGTATTGAGTTCCGTGACGTAATGGGTAAACTCGGCACGACCGTTCTTAACCTTGTCGCGGGGGATAGCATTACTCAAAAACTCGAAGTGTTCCGCGAAATCAGCGACTTGCGGAATTTTGAGGTTTTTAGCAATCCCGTACAGCCCTCCGTGTTCTATCTTTACACGGGGTCGATTGCGCTTGTTTCGTCGACCGTTGTTCAAGAGACGGGCGAAAGCGTTACCGACGTTATGTCGCAAAAAGCAGTCACACAAGAACTTGAAAAACGCGGACTTAAAGGAAAAGCGATTGACTTCCCATACGGCGACCCGACGGTGACTTATGACACGACCGACGGTATGCACATTGTCGGCACTATGCGCGTTTATACAAACGCGGACAAGAGCGAGTTTTACGATGTGCCGAATGTCGATGTCGAGATTCCGCTTGTTCCGAGCGATGATTCGATTGTCATCGACGCAGACCCTACGGGCAAGAAAATCAACATTAAAGCAACAGCCGCCGCGTCAATCGATGTATCGGCTAA